CCGCCACCGCGGCGCCAGTGGACCTCCAGTCGGGTGCGATGGACTTGAAGGTGCGCATCGCGCACGCGATCAGCACGGGGCTGCAGGAGTGCGCGTGCGACCGCTACGAGGTCGCCGCCCGCATGAGCCGAATCCTCGGTCGCGACGTCACCAAGAACATGCTCGACGCCTACGCCGCGCCGAGCAAAGAAAGCCACATCCCGAATCTCGCGTGGTGCATCGCCTTCGACGAGTCGACCGGGCGGCGCTGGCTGCTCAGGCTCTACGCGCGAATCCTCAGCTGCAAGGTACTAGAGGGCCTCGACGTCCTGCACGCTGAGATGGTCGAGCTCGAGATGCGCGAGTCCGAGATCCGCAAGCGCAGGCGCGACCTAAAAGAAGAACTCCTCAGGAGACGCTGGTGAACAACGACAACAACGACCGCCACTACTCCGCAGCAGAACTCGCCGGCCTGCCTGGCCTGCCGACCACCGAGCAGGGCGTGCGGCTGCGCGCGGGCAAAGAGAACTGGCACGGTCGAAAGCGTGTCGGCCGCGGCGGCGGCACGGAGTACCGGCTGTCGTACCTGCCGCCCGAGGCGCGCGAACACCTCGCGGCGCTGGAGCTGAAGCAGCGGCCGGACGCGCCGGCGCTCGAGCAGGCAGCGCGCAAGGCGGCGCTGCTTAACACGATTGAAGGCAAGGCAAAGCAGGCGCTCCTGGAGCGCGGTCTGGCGAAGGCGGCGGCGCTCAGCGGGCGAGACGCGTTGCGCGTCGAGACGAAGCTCGCCGTGCTCTCGGCGTTCGAGCAGTTCCACCGCACCGCGCGCCTGCCGCTCACGCACGCGCTACACGCCTTTGCCACCGAGTACAACGCCGGCCGGGTCTCGATCAGCTCCGAAGCGAAGCCCGCTCTGGTCGCGCCGGCGACGCTCTACAGCTGGCGCCAGGTGCTGAAGACCGGCGGCGTCTCCGCGCTCGCCGGCAACTACGGCAACCGCAAGGGCAGCGGCGCGATCGACAGCCAAACCGACATCCGTGAATACCTGATCGCCGCGATCGCCGAGTATCCGCACGGCGCCGCCACGCACTTCTGGAAGGGCTTAAAAGCCCGTTTTAAGAGCCGCGACGACGTGCGCCTGCCGACAAAGCGCTCGCTGCAGCGCTGGATCAAGACATGGAAGCGCGAGCACTCACAGCTTTTCGAGTCGCTGCGCAACCCAGACGCCTGGCGGGGCCGGTACATGACGGCGATGGGCTCGGCATCCGAGTCGATCGAGCGCCCGAACCAGCTCTGGGAGTTCGACGCGACGCCCGGCGACTTGATGCTGACCGACGGCCGCCACGTCTGCGTCGGCGTGATCGACGTTTACCCGCGGCGCGGGAAGCTGCTGGTGGTCAAAACCTCGAAGGCCGCCGCGATCGCCACGCTCGCGCGCCGGGCGCTCCTCGACTGGGGCGTGCCCGAGGAGGCGAAGACCGACCAGGGCGCGGAGTTCATCGGCAAGCACGTTTCGATGGTCTTCGAGGGCCTCGAGATCACGCACACGCTCTGCCCGCCGTTCCGCGGCGATCGCAAGCCGCACATCGAGCGCTTCTTCAGGACCTTCGCGCACGACCTGGTCGAGCTCCTGCCGGGCTTCATCGGCCACAACGTCGCCGAGCGCAAGGCGATCGAAGAGCGCGCGTCGTTCTCCGAGCGGCTGCTCAAGAAAGACGGCCTGCTCGAGGTGTCGCTCTCCTCGGCCGACTTCCAGCGCATCTGCGACCAGTGGTGCGACAAAGTCTACGAGCACCAGGCGCACGAGGGTCTCGGCGGCAAGACACCTTTCGAGCTGGTGGCCGGCTGGACCGGCGAGGTTCGCCGCATCCAGGACGAGCGCGCGCTCGACGTGCTGCTCGCCGCGCCCGCCGGCAACGGCCTGCGCGTCGTGCAGAAGAAGGGCGTCGAGTTCGACGGCACGTGGTTCATCCACCCAAGCGTCGGTCTCCACGTCGGCCAGCAGGTGCGGATCAAGCACGACCCGATCGACCTTGGCCGCCTGCACGTCTCCGACCTGAACGGTCATTTCCTCTTCTGGGCCGAGGCGCCGGAGCGCACCGGCATCAACCGCCGCGACGTCGCGATGAAGGGTCAGCAGTTGCAGCGCCAAGCGGTGCAGGAGGCGCGGCGGGCCGTCAAGGCGACCGCCCGCAGGCTCAGGACCGCCGACATCGTCAGCGAGATCCTCGCCGACAAGGCCGAGGCAGCCGGGAAGCTCAAGCGGCTGCCCGGCGCGTCGAAGTTGCACTCCACGGCTGCACTTTTGCACTCCACGGCTGCACTTTCGCAGGCCGCGGTCGCGAGCCGGGCGCATCGCGCGCCTGAGCGCACGGTGAACGAGGCCGAGATCGCGGCGGCGCGCCAGCGCCTCGCCGAAAAACAGTCCAGCTCCGCGACCGTGACCCAACTGCAGGAGACGCCGCGCCAGCGCATGCGGCGCTGGCTCGCGCTCGACCGTCAGCTGCGACTCGGCGCTTCGCTCAGCGCCGAGGAAGCGGACTTCCACGAACTCTACCAGGGCAGCAACGAGTTCAGGTCGCAGCGGCGCGAGGGGCCGTACAACCAAGAGGGCAACGAACAGGAGCGTCAGGCATGACCGACAAAAAACACACCGATAGCTTTGCGCCGCTCACCAACGTGGCGCTATGTCTCTCCGCGCTCGAGACGGCGATGGGCCGCGACCAGCACCTGCCCGGCCTGGTCGAGTTCCACGGCCCGGCCGGCTGGGGCAAGAGCATCGCCGCCGCGCACGCGCGCGCGGTGCACAACGCATACCTGGTGCAGGTGAAGTCGCTGTGGACGAGGAAGGCGTTCCTCCTCGCCGTGCTCTCCGAGATGGGCATCGCGCCCGAGGACACGTGCTACCAGATGGCCGACCAGATCTCCGAGCAGCTCGCGCTGTCGGGCCGTGCGCTCATCATCGACGAGTTCGACCACCTGGTGCAGCAGAAGGCGGTCGAGATCGTGCGCGACATCTACGAAGGCTCGAACGCGCCGATCCTCATCATCGGCGAGGAGCAGCTGCCGAACAAGCTCAAGCTCTGGGAGCGCTTCCACGGCCGGGTGCCCAACTTCGTCGCCGCGCAGCCGGCCGATCTCGAGGACGCCAAGCTCCTGCGCAAGTTCTACGTCAAGAAGGTGGCGATCGAGGACGACCTCCTCGAGCACCTGGTCGCCGCGCTGCGCGGCAACGTGCGCCGCATCAGCACCAACCTCTCGCTGATCGAGCAGGAGGCGATGAAGGACGGCAAGCGCAAGGTCGACCGCGACTGGTGGGGCGAGCGCCCCCTCAACACCGGCGAAGTGCCGCAGCGGAGGGTGTGAATGGCGCGTCCGCGCGTCGACCTCGTCGCCTCGGCCGGCTTCCTCTACGCCCGCGAGCGCGTGTGGGCGGCGATCCGCGACCTGCATCACTGGCTGCACGCGCACCACCGCGAGCCTGGCGTTTTCGACCGCACCGACGTCGAGTTCCTCACCAAGCTCGGCCAGGAGACGGTGAAGAAGGTCCTCGGCGGGCTCATCACGGCCGGCTACATCGCGCCGGCGAGCGGCAACGGGCAGCGTCGCGAGAAGAACCGGCACGGCCAGCTGCGTACCGTGCGGCTGCGCCTGGTGCGGGATATCGGCGTCGCGGCGCCGCGCGTCACGCACGAGGGCAAGCCGTGCCGCGCCGGCGAGCAGCAGGAGGCGCTCTGGCTCGCCATGCGTAGCGTGCGCGAGTGGTCCGCCGCCGAGCTCGCGGCGATCGCGACCACCAGCTCGATGAAGGTGACGCGCGAGCGCGCTCAGACGTACGCGCGCGCGCTGCGCAAGGCCGGCTACGTCGTCCAGCACGGCAAGCGCGGCCGGGAGCTCTACCGCCTGCTGCCGTCGCGCAACACCGGCCCGCGCCCGCCGGTCATCCAGGGCGACGGCGCGATCTTCGACGTGAACCAGGGGAAGGTCGTATGGCAGCCCTGAGGCCAGCGAAGCCGAACGCGGCGCTCGTGCGCGAGCACTGGGGCGCCGACGCGCCCGACTGGGTCATCGCGCTCGCCGTCGAGTGCGACCGGACCAATCAGACCAGGACCGGCGAGCTGCTCGGCGTCTCCGGCGCGCTCGTCAACCAGGTGCTCCGTGCCGCCTACGGCATGAACGGCAAGCCCGGCCGGCTCGACCTCTTCGCGCAGCGCGTGCGCGGCGAGCTGCTCAAGGAAACGGTCAACTGCCCGGTGCTGCGCGTGATCTCCGCGCGCCGCTGCCTGGACGAGCAGGCGAAGCCCTACGCCAACACCAACCCGCTGCGCGTCCAGGTCTACAAGGCCTGCCGCGCCGGCTGCCCGAACTTCAAAGGGAGGTCGTAAATGAGCAGAGCCCTTGCCGCCGCAACGAGACAACTGATCGCCGCCGCGATGACCGCGCGCACGAAGATCGGGCCCGGCAACGTCGACCTCGGGGTCGAACTGAGCGCGGCGATCGGCGCCGCCGACGAAGCGCTACGCGAGCACGAGGCGCAGGAAATGCTCGACGAGCGCAATCGTCGTCAAGTGCGCGAGCTTTCGCGCACGCTGCGCAAGGACGCTCGGTGATGTTCGAGATCGTCGCACCGAGACCGCGCCGCCGCTGGCGCCTGCGTAGCGTCGCGATCCTCACGCGCGGCCAGCAGCTGCGCCTCGCCGCGCTCGCGGCCGTCGCCGGCGCGATCGCCGCGCTCGCCGGCGTCATATGGCTCGAGCGCAAGTACCCGGCGCCGATCGAGATCGTCAGGCCGCAGATCGAGCATTCGGGCGGCCACCTAGAAGTGATCCGCTTCGGCCTCGCCTACCGCGGCGCCGAGTCGCACTGCCGGTTTGTTCTCTACAAGGGCCGCGACCAGTGGCAGCTCGAATGCTTCCCGGAGGCCAGATGAGAGCCGAGCGGCCGGTCAAAGGGCTGATCTTCGCCGACGAGTGGATCGAGTTCTGGGGCCGGGTCTACGACGCCGTGCCGGCGCTGCGCAGCCGCGGCGTGCTCTTCGAGACCTTCCTCATCGCGCCGCGCGAGGTCCTCGCCGCGCTCGGCCAGCCGGTGTGCATCGCGCACGTGCGCGGCGACCTGGTGGTCGCCGCCGGCCGGCTCGAGCGCGCGGTGTGCGAGCTCGCGCGCGAGGCGACCGTCACGCTCGAGCGCTGCGAGGGCGCGCGTGGCTGAAGCCGCCGCGATCGCGATGGACCTCATCCGAAAGCGCGGCACGCTGCGCACGCCGGCGATCGCCGAGCAGCTCGGCATCGGCGAGGCCGCGGTCGACGCGCTGCTCGAGCCGTTCAGCAGGAGCGGCGGCGAGCTGATCACGTGCGCCGTCCAGGTCGGCGATCGGCGCGTGATCGAGTACCGCTGCTCGACGCTCGGCGGTTACACAAACGGCGACTGGCGCACGAAGTCGGAGCACCGCAAGCCGCCGACGCCGATCAAAGAACCCACCGCGCCGCAGCGTGAAAGCGGCTCCCGAAGTGCAGATGCGGGAGACGGAGCCGGCGGTACGAGCGCCGGTCTGCACACACGACCCCTCAGCGCAACTAGCGCAGCGGACGCGGTGGCCACCAAGGAGGAGCACGGCATGAAGACTTTTCTCGAGCGCGTGACCGCTGTTTTGCAAAAGCACGGCCCGATGACGTCGAAGGAACTGCGCGAGCACGGCATGGAGGATGCGAATGCGTCGACCCTCGTCGGCCAGCTGGCCAACCGAGGAGCGCTCGCGAAGGTCGGCGGCGGTAAGCGCAGCACGATCTACGGCCTGCCCGGCCAGAAGGCCAACGACGCGAAGGCCGAGAAGTCGTCGCCGATCGCCCGCCGCCGGCGCAAGGCGAAGAATGCGGCGAAACGCGCAAGGGGGGCGGTTGCAGTGCGGCGTAAGCGCACCGTGCAGCGCCCGCGTAAGACCTTCCGCGCGGCGCTCGCCTCGGACGGGTCGATCCTCCTGCTCGGCGCCAAACGCGGCGACCTCGAAATCGATCGCGACGCCGCGCGTGCTGTCGTCAAGTTGGTGCGCGGCGTGACGTCGGCCGAGCTGGCAGCGGTGGTCGATTTCATCGAGCGTCTCGACAAAGCCGAGGTCGCGGCCTGATGGACCGCCACGCCATGCAGCGCGCGGTGCTCGGCGTCGACGAGCGCTTCTTCGCCGCGGCGCCGGCGTCGCGCGCGAAGCGGCCGTGGAGCGACGAGGAAATCGCGCTGCTGCGCGAGCACTATCCGCGCGGCGGCGCCGCGGCGGCGCTCGCCGCGCTGCCCGGCCGCGAGCGCAAGGCGATCCAGAACAAGGCGGCCGAGCTCGGCGTGCGCGCGCCGTACAACCCGCTCCGCCCCACGGCGACGCCGACCAAGTACGAGTCGAGCCCCACGATCGACGCGGAGGTGCGCCGCGCCTATGCGGCAAGGCCGACGAGCGGCGAGCTCAACGCGCTCGCGCGCCGCCTGATGCGCCCGCGGGCCTGGATCGTGAAGCGCGCGGAGAAGCTCGGCCTGCAATCGCCGCGCTACAAGCCGGCCGCGTGGACGCCGGCGGAGCTCGAGCTCCTCGAGAGCCACGCGCACCACACCTTCCACTGGGTCAGGACGGTGCTGGCGCAGCACGGCTACCGCCG